AACAAGATAGGGTAATCCTAGAGAATCTTGACCCTGACTTTAGGTACAAGGGCACACCGGGTGAGCATGATGACCTTGTCGAGATGTACCGTAAATCTCTACACGAGCTATTGTTTCGTTAAAGGCAGAGAGCTCTCATGAAGTAATGAATATTCACGCCGAATTCGATCGTATCAACCAGAGTCTGTCTAAGCTTCGTAGCACAGAGATTGAGTTACGAGACAGACGGGACTGGATCATGACTCAGATTGCTATGGATGCTATTAAGCAGCCCTCTGCGGCGGAAGCGATCGCACAAGCTCTTATAAATGTTCACACTGAGCACGATGTGTGGCTCGACACTCTCTTTGGGCCTCAGTCTGCCGAGGTTAATACGGCCGGCCTGCTTCAGATGGCCGAGTGGCGCGGCCCAGAGACGATCGAGATGTTTCTGAATAATGGCGCGGACGTGAATGCATGTGACAAGGATGGTTTCTCAGTTCTGGAGATGGTCATTCAGGGTCACGATGGCTACTGGCGCGGAGAGTCGAACCACTGGAACAAGGAGGTATTTGATGTCCTCGCCAAATATAACGTGAGGCGTGAGATCTCTCATGGGTGGATCATCGACCAGTGCTGCGACGGCGCCCCCAAGTATGTTCGAGATTTTCTAGGAGTTTAGAGTGTAATCAGAACATCCCCACAATTAATACATTCTATAGACGTCAAGTACTTTTCGTGTCCGATCCAGGCTTTGCATGGTTTGCAAAAAGTCCAAAAGAGATCTGGTTTTAATGTATGAAAATAGTTTTCAATTTTACAACTAAAACAACTATATTTACCGGAAGTCATTACATGGCTCCTGACCCCACAATGTTTACATTGTACTTCTACCATCTTATCTAATAAAGTTTAAGATTTTTTAAGATACGATCTCTAAATACTCAAGTCCTTCACGTGCTCTTTTGGCAGCGGCATAAGGACTCGGGGCGTTGAATGTCAAGATGTCCGCATTGGGACTCCTTGGACAGATAGCGGTTCGAACAGCTTTTCTGGGTGGTGGAATTACCCTTTGTGTATTGTCACACGGGGTTCTATCGCCAATGCTCTATGAAGGCGTACTATGCTCTCTTATGGCAGTTCCTGGCTTAGAACCTCCTATATGGGCTTTTGCGATCCCCTTGATTTAGTTAAGGAGGCGGAGCGTTGAAAAGATAGATGTCAACCATGAATGTCCTCGCAACCCCTGAGCTCTGCAAGAAGTGCATTCACTACAATGCCAAGGAGCGCACGTGCATTCGTGCCGTAATAGGCGTATCCAAGTCGAAGATTCTCTATGACTATGCCAAGTATGTTCGGAACGACCCAAACAAGTGTGGAGTAGAGGCAAAATGGTTTCAGGAGGCTGAACCTTAAAATGTTGTGAAATAGTACATGACTCTCAGTGTTCCAGTAAAAGTTGGACTCGTTCTACTCATTGTATGCCTGTTACTACAGCTAAGTACGCGCGATACTCTCATCATAGTCGGGTCTCATTATATAGCGCATAAAGTATTGTAACCCTAATTATACAAGACAAATGGACCCCTCCATATGGTCAAACTTACCCTACGACCTCCTCGAATATACAGCAAACTTTTGCGACATAGATTCGAGGAGAGCGCTCGGTTTTAAACCCAGAAAGCTTCCACCAATGGATTTACCACCCTTCAGACCAAATTGGGGTGAAGACTATGATTTCATCATTGAAGACTTTGTCTATCGTGAGAGAATATTCAAATATATCACCGAGACAAAGACTATTATAGCCTTTGAAATCCAAGGCTATAATGAAATTTTTTGGGATGTAAAGACTGATATGTTATATGATCCGGAGGAGGATAAATGGACTTTTGGCCCTAATTCAACTTATCATTATATATTTGGTGATGGTTATCAAGATGCTAGTGGAAGTGTCAGACGTAAAGGGGTGTCCTATCAACTCGTTCAGAATCCAGTGTTTGTTTAAAGCCAATGATGTTTAAAAACTAAATGCTCTGGTCGGAGGTTGACTTGAGTAGAATTCTCTTGAATGAGAAACGTAAAATAAAGTATGATGGAGGTCCATTTCGTTTTCAGATTCCAGAGTGTCGCTGTGTCGATGGTCTCTCTGAGTATAATCAAATGACGATTGAAGTTCCATCAAACTTTTGCATATGGTACAATGAGTTGGAGGAGGCCATTGGAACGCCACAACCATGGAGATCAATAATCAATGATGGATACATGACTCTGAAGATTGATGATTCGACGCAGATTTTTAATGCGGATAAGAGGTTGACAACTTCGGCTGATTTTCAGGGATGCATGGTGAAGTGCATCCTAGAAGTCAGTGGTGTATATTATTTTAAGGAGATGTATGGGCTTACCTGTAAAGTGTATCAAATTTTATATTCGGAGCCTACGTGTCTATTTTAATAGACGTTGGCGTAGGGGTCACCGAAGGAGTGAATGTGGCGAGTGCCCAGGTTACGGTGGTGTCCGCCACGGTTGGAACGGGGAGCACGTCTGCGGTTCAGCTTCTGGATGTTTAGGTTCTGGATCTTCATGCTGCGGCGACGCACACCGGTGCTGCCACGACGAGCGCGAGCCTTGCGCAGAATCTCCTCACGGTGCTTGGCGTAGTACTTGCGTGCTGCTAGACGCTTAGCCTCCTTGCGCTCAGCCTCGGAGTGGTGCTTGCGGGGGCGGGATAGTCTCTTGCGGTATTCTCTCTTTACTGGGCCTGACATTTATTATAAGATGAGAAAATAATTTAACGCATCATGTTGAGGTGACGTTCATAAACTTCACGGATCTCATCATACTCTACTGAGCCTTTCCTGAGGGGGGTAAATCCATGAGTCGACCGACCTGCCCTCTTGTATGCATCTCTCACCTGCTTGAAAGACTTTGCCCACGCCATGAGGCCTGGGTTTCTTTCAGCCGCCTGAATCTTCCTCTTGGACGCAAGCCGACCATACTTGGTCCTCACCAAATCTGACGCAGTCAGACCGCCTGAAGTTTTATGAGAAGTGCCGCTTGCTACCATTCGCCTGGAGCCAGTCATTTATAGTAAGTGCACATTTTAATTAAAGAGCAACCCTCCAATACCATCCTTACACTGAAGGACGTTCATCGAACGAGCAAACATATATATCGTTTGATCCGTAGTATAAGCCTGAGAGAAATACACTTGTATTGTAGCCATTCTTATCCTACTGATGTTTAGCGAGCCCGACGGAATCATGGAATTTGGATCTATTGATATACTATATATACCTGTAGTTTGATATGGAGTGATTGCGTGTGTTTCAAATGGTCTGAGTATATTGATGGAATTATAGTCTTCATCTGCTAGGATGACGCCGTTGAGTAATATCTGTAATCGAGCTATGCTTGCGCTCGTCTTGAACCAAAACTCCCTGATAGGTCCTGTAAATGTAAATGTAAATTGATTTTGTGATATACCGGCCCTCATGGTGAATGTATTCATCTGGGTCTGCCGGATGAGTGAATTTGAATATGGTTTAGGTCGCATGAGTTTTGCATACTCAACAATAAGTGACGCTGTGAGACTTGGTACTATGACATACGGATCAATCTTAACGGCATATGTTGCCGAGGGATCAGTTATAAAATTGTAATTGTAAAGTGAACCAAGGACCATGTATCCACTCTGTCCAACGGGCGAATACGCCTTTGTTGTTGTACCATTTGTAGATACGGTCGAACCATCTGTGTATACTTTCAGGAATGACCACGCATTGGGATCTGTAAATTTCATGGTGGTGTTATAGAATCTATATGTTACATGATCACCTTCACCTTCATAGTAGTATACATATACACCATCAAATATCTGTGGACACGCGAGTGCATCGGATGGTGATACAAAGGCTGGATACATTTCAATAGTATTCCCCATTGTGTTTAGTCGATACATGTAAGTTAGACCCGTATCGTTATTTGTCTCGAACGGATAATATATATAAGTTCCATCTGAAACACTTCTCCCACTCCCACCAATAAAAGAATACACTAGCGTATTCGACAAGGGTACAGTATGATATGCATATGAATGTCCCGCAACAAAATCATTAATAGTCATATAAAAAATATAACTGTTACTTTGGGCAAGGACAGGGTAATATATGTTTTTACCGGTGGACAGAGCCAACGTTGTAAAAATATTGTAAACAGTCCCTGAACCAATAGAGTTTAAGTAGCTTGTCACAGTTATTGAGAGATGTGTATATGATGAAGACGAGTTGAGTGATAGTGTAGTATCATATGCTACAGGGAGATCATCATACAGTATGAATAAATATTTCCCCACCGCTAAGGTTTGACCAACATAACCAGATCCATAATTGATATTTACATTACTGGTCTGTGGATTACTGATCCCTGTGGAACTAATACTGTACTGTGTAAGATAACTAGTGTTTGAAATATAATAATATTTATCAAAAGCAATACTTGGAGCAACCGCATTAGTCAATGTGAGACTCTGAACGGCTGTACTAGTCGCTTCACTATATATAGTGATATATTCATTTGCATTGTATTGACCAAATAGTGTGATCAGACCATTGTAAGTTAATATATTCTGGATATTCTGTAGAGGGAGCGTGATGGGATATTGTGTATAGGCACTCCCATTAAGTATACCCCCATTTGCTGTTCGAGCAGTCAAATTATTAAAGTTTTCAAATTGAACTGAAATTTGCACATCTTGTAGAGCAATCTGAGAAATTGGAATCTCATCAAATGTCAGAGTTGTCCAGTAGTCCCGAGAGACAGACTGTGATGCGGCATCATTCTTTCCAACCAATATCGTGAGACCAGCCTGATTCGCCAGTGGAACTTCGAGATCAGTCTCTGTATACAATGTCTTGGAGTTTATGGTTTGAATTGTTTGCCCGCCTATGTACAGAGTCGAGAGTCGTGGTAACAGATATCCTACCGAGTCATAGTATGTAAAGTTTTGTGGAGGCGGAATGAATCCAGAGATCCAACCAGACTGAATCAAATTCATCTGAGGAATATTTGATGTAAACTTCCAAGGATTGGATGAAGTCGCATATCTGATATCAAAGCCCCAAAATGCTGCAGCTTGCTCTGTATAAAACTGTGCTCCGGCAACAGCCTGAAAGGAGAATTTCCCATCGACGACCGATGGAACTGCCAATCCATTTGTTATGGGCTGAGCCCAATTGTTCAGTAATTGAGTGTTGTAAAATCCATAGACGTTGTTGATTCTCAGTCGTAGAGTTCCACCGTAGTCATAGTAGTCTGCATTGGAAATGTTACTCGTATATACATATCCATTTGCTGATACTGGGTAGAGTGAACCAAGGGTGGACTTGAGAGTCACTGACTTGATTAAGTCGTCACGTTTTGGGAGTGTTGCATAGGCCAAATCTCCAAATTTTAGCTGTTTTGACTGAAATGGCACCTGAATTGTCTTTGATGTATATGAAATGATTGGCTTTTCTTGTAGTTGAAAGAGAGTTTCTCCCCCAATATAATCACTACCAGCTGACAACAAAAGTGCTGACGCCATCTACCATGTGTTAATTTTTAAATCCAGACTCATATAACGTATACTTCACTGATAGTTCACCATTAGAGATTGTGACCAAATTGTATGTAGATGCATATATACGTATATCTCTAGTCTTGTTATAGGGCTTAATCACAAATGAATGCATTTGATTCGTAATATTTGTAAGATTCACCTCTCCGGTGGGGGATATACTTTCGGGATCTATAGCGAATGAATATACATAAATGTTTGATGTTGGATTCTTTGTGTGATGTTCGAGAGGCTGTATCTTATTTAGGTATATAGGTGTACCTATGTAAGGGCTCAAAAATTCGATACCGTTAAATGAAATACCTAGACTTACTAGGTCTAGTCTATAGTTGTATTGAGATGTAGTTGGATCCTGAATAACCCAAAAGAGCTCCTTTACATTGCCGATAAAAGAGGTTACTATATTGAATGTAGTCTCATTTGGTCTCGCTGTGAATTTCAACAATTGATAGAATTGAGTGGTATACACCAATTTGGTATTTTTCATATTAAACTTTTCAGCCGGACTCAAAAATGCATAATCTATAACAAGTTTGAGATCGAGGCGGCCCAGATATGGAACCGACATGAATGTACTCGGCTCATTGAATATCACCCGAATGGTAGGATTTTGATCTAAAAGAAACAGGGGAAATTTAATCGTAAATGGAAGTTTTACATAATACTCTGTCAGAGGTGTTGTTAGATCCATTCCGGTGAGATTTGTAAGTGCTGCACGCTTTCCCTGTGAAACCGTGAGATCACTCATCATGTACATGTTTTCTCCGTATATACGTTCCAGAACTATATCACCATAGAGTAGTTCAACCATAGATATCATGGCTGTCCCCACTGATAGATTGACATTTGAAGTGTTAGGCCACACAATATTAAGTAATACTTCATTCACTATATCACCCGAATTAGGAATATTCATTGATGCATCTGCCCCAAATTGTGTGCGTGGTCTCCAGTCAAACGCAACCGTCTGTCGCTGGAAGGCTTGCATCTACTCTTATCATGTAGAAAAACTTACTCTGCCATCCGCAATGGTAAGTCTAGTATATCCATAATAGTATAAATTCATAGTATATTGTGCCTGTACATTATACTGCTGAAGGAAGGATATGTCCAAGTGAGTCGATTTATAGTCCAACAATGAAAAATTGATTGCGCCATTTTTGTCATAGCTCATTGGTTTATCAGTAAAACAGTACATATAGACATTCTTTGTTGGTATAGATAGACCGTGGTCCATAGGCTGTTTGACAGAATGATATACTCCATCTGGAAAGTCAGTCAGCACATTGATACCATTAAAATACATTGTAACTTCATCTATCACGTCAACATAGTTCGAAGTTGTCCCATCAAAAAATGTTACTGGTATTGATGACGATATATACTTTGTACTGTACCCATAGTCGTAGCGGTTCTGGTAAAAACGAGAATCCAAAGTTTCGAATTGCTTGTTTCGTATGAACCACACCATCATAGACACTGGATACTTTGCAGAGAGATGCATCACAGCGACACCATTGACATAGTCGAGCTGAGCCTCCCGAGAGGCTGTTGGGATATCAAACTGCATTGGGTTTGTTTGATAATAGAGTCTTTCCTCTTCTGATAACGTAACACCCTCGACTATAAGCATGACATTTGACATGTCAATGGTGCTAGTTGTATTTGTGATCCATTCCCTGTTGTTAAATTCAAATGAAACTGTGAGGATAGAATTACTGGTTGCGCATAGTGGAAAATAAGGATTATGCCCACCTTTTCGTTGACAGAAGAAGAAATCAAGCGGTACTATATAGTCACCACCCACAGAGGTGCTGGTAGATGGACCCACGACACTATACATTGCGAGTTGCTGATCCGCTGTTAAAAATATGTCATCTCTTATACTGTACCAGTCGTCCGTAATCTGTTCAACTATGTTCCCATCAATCATAAATGTAACAGAGTTGATGATTGCTCTCCCGAGCATGGGGGAATAGACGATGGGATTCCCAAGTGAATCATTTACAGGTATAGTAAATTTCAGGTGCATATTAGAAAGCAAGTCGGGAAGATCTTTGGGTTTCAGATCAACTTTTACAATCTGGCCAAGAAATCCACTGAGGCTGACTAGGTTAAAAAAGCGCTGCGAAGTGACAAAGGGAGTGTGAGTCGACATTTTGGGTATCCACGAATCCGAGAGTCCCCATACAAATCTATCTTGAGGACCAGTTGCAGACAGGGCTACTTGAGCACCCTCCATACTCTTATTACACAAATAAACGTTTAAGATCTTGAATCGTGTACTTTGACTTGGTCTTGGGAAGTTGGCTGCTAAGCCTCGGGTCGTTGAGCACCTCTGCACACACCAGTGCCTTGGAATCCTGCAACTTCATAATACTCTCCTCTATGCTAGGTATCTCTTCATTCCCTGAATAGACCAACTTCTTGATGTACACCTTGTTGGTCTGGCCCGTGCGGTGCGCGCGTGCAATCGCCTGAAGCTCCGTGGCTGGGTTCCATGCGGGGCTCATAATGTACACCCTCGTCGCCTCTTGCAGGTTGAGACCCACGCCGCCCGCCTTGATCTGAATGATGAAGGCTGCTCCGGTCTTGCTCTTCTTGAAGCTGTCGATCCGGTGCTCTCGAGCATCTTTCGAGACTGAACCATCAATCCTATAGACATCAATCTTTTCATTGTGGAGCCTCAACTGGAGCTGGTCCATCTCACCCACAAACTGACAAAACACAAGACTCTTCTCTTTGGGGTGGCTCTTGATGAGCTCAATCAGTGTGTCGTGTTTCTTTGAATGGCCCTCAAAGACGAGCGGGTCTTCATCATCCTTCACCGCAATACCATCATAGTACAGCTGAGGCCAAATCATCGTCTGGCGGACACGCAAGAGGCACTCCAAGATGTGCATCGTAGTCCCCTTGTCATTCTGGCGGAGCAGGGTCCGGACCTTCTCTTTTGAGTTTGCATACACCTCTGCGTAGAGCTGCTTCTCCTCGGGATTCATCTCGAGCTCGACATTATCAAAGTCGCAGTTGGGAAGAGCAAGACGCGTGTTAAACTCGGACACGTCCTGCTTGGTTCGCCTGAGGACATAGGTCCTTCTGATGGTGTCGCACTGCGCCTGGACTTGCTTTTGCGAAATTCCCAGAATCAGACAGAGAGAAGCAAAGTCGCGGATGGAGTTGAAGATTGGTGTTCCAGAGACGATCCACTGGATGTTGCTTTTGAGTGTCTTTATAGACTGGAAAGTCTTGGTCTTTGGGTTTCGAACCTCGTGACCCTCATCGAGGACAAGACGGTCCCAGGTGATTCGATGGAGTGGGCCCGTGCTCGGAATCAGCAAAGAGTATGATGTAATCACAACATCCATCTCTGCGAGCGCCGCCGAGTGACTTGTGCGATTCGGACCATCCCAGACGCCGACCCGCAAAGTCCTTCCTGTAAACTTGCGCACCTCATCTCGCCACTGGGTCAGGACCGACTTGGGTGCAATGATGAGAGTTCGGCGCTTCATATTTCCGAGCATTGTGGCGATGATCTCCACAGTCTTCCCGAGACCCATCTCATCACACAGGAAACCCCCCTTGATGGTCTGAGCAGTCTCGCGTTCGAGCATCCATTCGACACCCTCTCGCTGGTAGGGGCCTATAAGGCGGCCAACGAGGCGCTTCTCGGCAAGTGCGAGTGACATTTTACCCTAACAAGGAGTCTTCAACCTGAGTTCTGAAGTCACACCCTTTTTGAAGGTTAAGTAGACCTATTCCAAACAAGTCACCACTTAGATTTACTATGTTATGTTCATACAATGGTGCTAACTGTGCAAACGTATCTCTTACAGCTGGACAATGCCTATCGGTGATATCATGAAAGAATACTATTTTAGCATATTTTGAAACATGATTAAAATCGTTACTAGGTCCAGGATGTTCATGTAGACCATCTATAAATACTAGATCATATTCTTCTTGTACACCTTCGATTGTTGTTTGATGAAAATACT